ATATACTGGAGTCAGCATGTTTTCTCCAGCAACTAGAGCTGAACCAAATCCTTGAACAGAAGAGCCTAAGGCTTGTGTTTTGGCTAACTGAGCGGCCATAGCTGCTAACTGAGCACCCTTAGCTCTATCTAGACTTATTTTAGACAGCGCGTCATTTGTCTGTCCTTTTTCATTGGCTTGAGCTACGTCTAAATTATAAAGCCTATCACCCAATTGATTTGTAACATCGTTTGCTTGGCTGTTACCTACTTCGTTTATTCTACCTACACCTCCAGCTAGTTCTCTTGAACCAGCTTCCGCTAAAGCTGTTAATGCTTGCATTTGGTTTGCTGTAGTTGTTCTTAATCCTTGCTCATATGCTTGTACAGGGACCTGAACAGCTCCTAAGAAATTTGTTTCTTGAAGACGCTCTGCTTTTGCCGCGGCTTCTTCTGCTGCTCTTTGAGCTCCTCTTTCGGCTGCTGCTTGTTTACTAGCTTCTATAAGTCCCATTGTTCCTCCTGCTAAACCTCCAACAGCTGTACCCCAACCCGGCATAACTGCCGTTCCTGATGCTGATCCTGATGCTGCTCCTGATGCTGCTGCTCCCATATTATATATTTTTTAAGTATTCCTTAATGTTTTTATTTGTAACCAAAAAATTAGACTCCATCAACGACTTATCTATAAAGCTATTACTCGTTACTGTGAATAAATTCCTATACCCTGTGTATTGCAAGAAGTCAGATATTGAATCTAAACCAAAGGTTAATGATCCTTTTCTAGCTTCCTTAGAAGCGTTCTTGTTGCTTGTAATAAATCCTACCCAGCATACATTTGAATCAGAAAGATACAAAGGTATTGCGCAAACTTCTTGACCTTCATGATAAACAACAATAATACTTTCAGGTAGAGCGTCCATATTTAAAACCGGGAAACCCCAATCTATCCACCATGATTTCATGGTTTCAAAGAAATCTTCCTTCTTTAATACTTTGTAAGTTTTCATTTTACAAAGATACTAAAAATTACGGATAACTTTTAAACAGGTCTGACTGAACCGAGAATAACTCTACTCTAGATGTTGTTTGTACCGTTAATTTAAATTGCATGTAGTACCCTAATTGTGGGTAAGACTCAGCAATTGAGTTCTTTATAAATAACAAGAAGTCACCATTACTAGGTATTGAACCATTAGGTATTGTTGTGTTTATTGTAATTACATTACCAGATATCGAAGTTATCTTACCTAAAAGAAGTGGGTTACCGGCATTGTTTTTGTACATTAAATCTCCAACACTTACAATGCTTCCAAAAGAGAAACTAAACGCAAGAGTAACAGCGGCAGGTAATGTTGAGTTTACTGTTGTTACTGACCCTAAACCTTGAGCGGACCTCATGTTTATGGTTAAGTCATTATTATTTCTTCTTATGAAAGAATAAAAAAGCCCTTCCTTATTGTCAAACCATAACTCATCAATAATACCACTAGTAATGTTTGTATTCACAACAGCTGACCATGGTGAATTACTGTTAAGACAAAGCGTCTTGTAGTTCTTTACGTCAAGAGTATTATCGTTAAATACAGACGTAATAGTAGAAGGGTACGGTATAGGATTGTCGTAAAAAACATTTCTATCAGCGCTTGTATTGTGCTGGTACAGGTTACCTCCTTTAAACGTATAAAGGTAGCTATTCATCCCTAAAATTTTCTCAGGGATGAATGAGTAAAAGGATGTCCATCCTTGTGAAAAATTACTGTATGTTAGTGTTTTTGCCATGTTATATACAATCTCCGTTTATACTTATTATTGGGCCTCCAGATGTTACTGTTCCAAATACAGCACAGAATGTAAGTGTTGTGTCTACAAAAATTTCTTGACGATCTCCAGCGCAGTCTGTATAATATACCGTCCCTGGGAATCCATCTGCACTAGCAGTAAACTCTAAGCAATCAACAGGAGGTACAGAGCATTCAGCGCCATACTCAATTGTTAAAGACGGAATTACAGAAGGTGTAATTAATTCTATACTACCTGGTATAACACATACCCCGTCCCCTAGATTTACTTCGTACGCCATTGGTGTACCAGGTGTTGCATTAGCAGGTATTGGGACCACAATATTTTGTATTGCATTATCACAATCTAAATAACTAAACGTAGCATCAAAATCTCCAGCACCTTTAAAAGTACCTCCAGACCAAGTAGTACATGCCTCACAACTTGGGCATGATACAGGGTCTAATAGAACTCCTGATAATTGCTGTCTATATGTACCGCCTAATTGATACCAACCATCAGTGGCAAGTATTGTTAAGTTAGAATCAGTAAAAACAGCTGTAGCTCCTGAAAAAGAATTAGAATTAATATAGTAATCACTTGCGCCTGAACAATCGCAACAAACGTCGTATTCGTCTACATCACTGTAGCAAAGACTGATTCTATTTGATATCCTTAAATCCCAAACTAAGTACAAATAAGATCCGGTGTAAGCAAAATTATTTACAACAGCTTGGTATGTACCAGTTGTAGGGTTTGTTACAGGCGTTACGTTGTTTAACAAAGGTATTAAAGTAGGCACATCGTAAAGGTTATTAGACACTAAATACTTAAATGAATTTGAAGGACTAAAGTTATAAGTATCTCCAGATTGTTTACTAGACACTAGTTCTATATCACTACCTATAGATGGTATTGTTCCTGCCGAAGTGAATCCATCTACTAATTCATAAAGAGAAACACCTGAAGAGTTTAATGTTATAAATTCAATATCATAAGGGCTTAAATCAGCTCCTAGAGACCATCTGTATTTTGTATGAGTTGTCAACCCTTGAGATGCCGGTGAATTAATCACAACCTTAACCACGGTAAGCGGCTCTAGCTCTGGGCATGGAGTAGACATTGTAAAAGTAGCGTTGTTAGGCGCAATACTTACGGTGACTAACTCTGGTTCAAACGCTTCCTTGTTAAACACAATATCTGTATTTATGTCTATATTTCTGTCAAAAATAACAATACCGTTATATTCAACTAAAACATCTAAATCTCCTTCCGTTACGCTTATGTTAAATGTAACCTGACCTATTGTATTGCCTAAGTTTATATAGTAAGTGCTTTCTTCGCTACTGCTATACTTCTCTAATAAGGTACCGCAAGGAACCTCATCAATAGGCACTGGAAGTAAATCGTCCTTAATAGATAAAACATACTCACTCATGTAAGGATCGTAGCCTCCAATTTTTAGGTTGTTTAACGAGTTTTTAAATTCATCTCTAAACCAATGCTTCATACCTAAGTCAGATATAGCAACAAGTTGATCAGAATTATAAGAACCTCCTCTTAAGTTTAAAACAGCCGATCTCTTTACGTCTGTAAAGAAAATCTCTGGTCCATAAACAGAAAAACTATCAGGGTTATTGCTTATTCCGTTTTCTTCAATTCTTGATATTTGAGTACCTAGAACTTCAGGTATAGAAGCTATTGCTCCTCCTCCTGCCGCGTCAGACAGTAAGTTTTTTCCTTGCAACACGTAAGAAATCTTATCCTCCTGAAGAACAAGAAGGTCAGTTTTTCTTCCATATAATATCTCTATATTTCCAAATACTTTTTCTAAATCTTTGTAGTTTGCTAAAGCTAAATTATATTCGTTTAATTTATTTATGTTTGTGTCCTGGTTATATATTCCGCTGTATGTTACTGAAGCGTACCTGTGTGCTGATCTGTAGTCCTCTTGAGAAACAGCCGTAACCCTACTACCTATGTAAAAAGGAGCGCCGACCAATGAATCTCCAATCTTATAACTTTCGCATCCGTTTCCAAATGAGAAGCAGTTAAAGAAGTCTAGATTAGATACAGCTGAATTAAGGCCAGATGTTTGATTTGTTACGTTACCTTGATGGAACCCGTTTACAATATCAAAAACTTGATCGTTTTCGTAAAATATTTCTCCATCAGCTTCAGCTGGTTCTGTTTCAAAAATAAAAGAAGAATTTGCTTGCTGTATTACTATGTAACCATTTAACATAGATGATTTTCCACTACAATAAGGAGTACCTCCTCTTAATCCAAAATATAAACGCCCATCTTTAGGATTAGCTGGGTTATTACCAACATAACCTTCTGCAAATTGATATTTATTAATACTAGGTGTTGGGCTAATAAATCCAGAGGTAGAACATGAAAAAGGAAGTAAAGGTTCATAGTTAGCTATTACAGATGATTGAACATTTAGATTAACTATATCGTCATCACCAGAACTAACACCGTTAGTAAGGTTTATTTGTTGTCCTTGTATAAAATCATAAAAACTATTATAATCCTGATTAGAAACAAAATTCTTATCGTAGTCATAGGTTCTTGATCCACAACTATTACCTGAGCTATTTCTATTAAATCTAATTCTTATAGTGATTAAAGACCCAGCTGGAACAGGTATAGGCATGTAAGGCTGGTTACCTGGTGTTATTGGTAATGTATTATCGTATTGTGGATTATTCTGATGAAATGGTATTTGAGCCGAAGGATAGTCCTCTCCACAACTAACAATCTCTCTTGATACATAAGAGTTTTCAAGATAAGTGGCTTGGAAATTAGAAGCCTTTAATTTCATATAAGTTCCAGCCGGCTCTAAAGCTCCTCCGCTTATAAATCCGCTAGACTTAGCTTCTATATCTAAAACCTTAGTTATTACCAAGCTGTTTAAAACACCAGATGAATCTTTTTTTACTATAAGCCTTTGATCATTTCTTACCTTACTTCTATTGTCTCCTTCTAATTTAAACCATGTATAACCATCTTCGTCTATAAAAAATATGTTGCAAAAAATAGTTTCGTAACCTGTCTTAGAAGGCTTTAATACAAACTCGTATCTTTTAGCCCAAGATGGAGCTGTGTTATTTACAGACACCTGTAAGTAGTTCCTAGTGTCTGATGTAGAGGCTGGAAAAAATACGGTATTATTTGTAACAGTTAAAGCAGTGCTTCTTCTGCTGTAGTCGTCCATGTAAACGATAGCTAACTCATAATCTCTATTACTGTGTAAGCTCTTTTTACTTCCAGGGTTTGTTATATACGCCTCGGTTGAAACGTTTTCAAAGTACTCGTAAGCTCGATTAATTGTACCAGTAGGGTATTCAACAGAGAACTCCATTGCTGGAACCTGTATTCCAAGTATATTAGAACCTGTATTTACGGTTATTTCAAAACCTCCGTTATCGTTGTTAATACCACTACCTGTTTTAGTCCATGCTGGAACGCCAGATGATATTTGTTTTGTAATTAAAGATCTATTAAATAAATCAGTAAACGATAATCCTTCATTAGCTAAAGCTATAGGTTGATGCGTATATAGAGCGTCTATAAAATCTTGATCAGTACCTAAATCAAAAACACTTGTATAATCCCTAGGGAACGTGTAATAAAATATCTCTTGAAATATATTTATAGGAGCTCCAGGAGGGTATAAAGAGCTTCCGCTAAAACGATTGTGTATTAAATTAAAATCTATGGTTAACGTGTAACCTTCTTTTAATTCAGCGTTAGACAGGTCTATGTTTATTTTAGAGTTATCTATAGAAAGTATGTTTGAAGAATCTATACTATAAGAATATCCATTTGTTTCTGTTAGATTAAATCTATCAACACTTATAGGTTCACTAATTCCTTTTACATCGTAATCTAAATCTACGTCAACATCGTAACCGTCAACATAGTTTCCGTAGAATACTCTATTACCCATTGTTGTTTGGGCTTTAGATATTATAGGTACGTTATCGTACAGTCTTAGTAGTTCACTCTCTGGTAAAACGGTGTATATTTTTTTGTTGTTAAATAAAACCTCTTCAGAAGTATTGTCAGCCCATCCTTGTTCTTTTTTACTATACTTCTCTATAACATTTACAATGTTAGATGTAGAGTATTTAAAGCACAAGTCAATACCTATAACGTTTTCATTTCCAGTATCGAAAGAAACCTTTATTGTATTAAACAGGTTTTCCATACCTGAGTTTGTGTACGTAGAGTAGTCAATATTAAACGAACCTGGTTCGAATGCTATATCTGTAAACTTAGATAACGCACTATACTCTCCGTCTAAATATTTGTACCTGTAAGAAAAAGACAAAAACTTATCTATTATGTAGTTCTCCTCTCCAGCTACATTAAACAATTGAATATTAGGAGCCCCAGTCGGAGGAGCTACTATAACATTTATATCATCCTCTGTTATTTGATCAGTAGGATTTGGTAAAGGATATGATCTTTTTACGTTTATTTTTCTAGGAGGATTTAAGTTGTCCGTCCAGAATAACAAATCGTCAATTAAATTAACTCCGTTTATTCTATATTTTTTATCAAAATTTAAAACATTAACAGACTTAACATGGTACTTAAGTGTTTGTGTTCCAATGTTATACGATACAATCATATCAAGAGCAGTTGGATCGGCAATAAACCAATATACAGTCTCGTTGGCACCGTCTTCAAGAGCTCCTATGCACTCTGCATTACTTGTAAGTCCAGGGATAAAAGTTAACTTGGTGTTACCTAAAGCATTCTCAATAGCTCCTACGCTACTTAGCTCTGTTGATCCTATTCTTATATTTAAAGCGTCGATGTATTCACCATCTGGCAAAAGTCTCTCGTCAAAGGACTTGTTCATTTTACCAGAGATAAAAGTTACGGTTTCATTTATACCTATATTTGCCATCTATTTTAACCACTTGTTTTGACCTCTTAGGTTCATTAATAATCTTCCTGGATGCATGTTGCTTATTCTTATCTTAGCGTTTCTTAAAAGGGCTGTTTTGTCCTTCTTAGCTCTGTTTACAACATACTCGTTTATTCCTGTCTTATTATTTAAAAGCGCATACTTAATGTACGCATATATGTATTCTTCAAAAAGCTTGTTCACACTCACTTTAGAGTCATCCCCTCCTTCCATACCGTCTGATATGTATTCTAAAATACAAATTTCATTAGCCATGTCTGAGCTAAAATTTATAACACCGTTAGCCTTGTCTATGTTATATGTAGGGTTAGCGTTTGCAGTCTCTGTATTCAGTCCAAACCTAGCTCCAACCTTGTAATCAAAAACCCAGTTACCGTCAATATTCCATCCATACTTACCGTAGAAAGGACCTCCACCTAGGTAGATTGTTTTGTTTTGCTTTGTAAGCCTATCGTAATCAAGCAGAGAAGTTCCTTCAAGGATGTCTCCGTTCTGATCAAATAAAACATTACAGTTGTTGTCCTGAAGATAACTGTTACTAGACATCACCTGTATATTCTCAGATAGAGGTCTTAGCACACCATTGCTGTAAACAGAAATTCTAGCATAGTTCACATAGTCTGGAGGTAAAATAAATTTCAAGTCATCACAGACGCTCATTTCAAGGACTTTAATTTCCTTCATTGCGTCGTAGTTAATTTCTTGAATACCTCTTTTTGCGTGAAATAAAACGTTGTATTTGCTTACGTTATTTATAAGTTTGTCATTACCAACATACATCAACATAAAGTTATTGACTATGTCTCCTAACAAAGTGTACTGGTAACTACCCCAGTTTTGATTTTGAGGTGCTACGCCAGAATTTTCGTAGTACTGATATCCGTTTAAATATGCCATATATTATCCTTGTACTTGTTGGTTTTTAGTTTCTTCAGAGTTACCGAAAGAGTTAACATCGGCCTCTCTTATAGATAATCCTGCGAACTGTAATATTTTATCTACTAATAACGGCTCGTCAGTTAATGGAAGCTCAAAATCTTGGTAGTCAGAAGCTGATTGATCAAATAATGGTTCTCCTCCAACAATATTTGTGTAAGTCCATTTAGGGTCTTTAGGGTATCTTATGTACTGTAAAGAGACACCAGAACTTATAGTTGTTGGGTATACTGTAGCTAAGCTATCGTTTAAAACATAGGCAGGATATAATAAACTAGGAGCTGTAAGGTTTGATGAATTAAGATATAGAATCTTATCAGCAGTAACCTTGTCAATCTCTTTATTGTTATATCTTAAGCTGTTTATAAAATAACATTCTGTTGGAATTGTAAAATTCGATGTAGTTGGAACATTAACCAATCCTCCTATTACGGATAATCCTTCGATAACATTTTCAACATTTCTTACAATGTCAGCAAGTCCAGATCCTGATTGTCTAGCGTTTTGCTTAATTATCCATAAATTATACTGGTAAAAGTAGTCTTCAAAAATAGAAAGCTGTGCCTGCTTAGCGAATAAGTTAAAATCCTCTGGCGTAATGTAACCAAAATTATTTTTGTTAGCAGCCGACATTACAGTAGCTCTTACTGAATTAATCATATTAAAAAGTTTTTACAAAGATACTAAAAAAAAAGCACCCTAAAATAGAGTGCTTCTTGTAGTAATGTATAAAATCTTACAGCTTATTCTCCAGTAATCTTAAAACCTCGATTCCTTCGTCTGACTGTAGGAATGATGTTAAAATAAATAATGGATCCTCACCGAAAGGAACTGTCAATAGTTTTTTCTTATTCTGAGCTAAGTTATAATAGATATCTCTATTGTTATTTCTAAGCGTTAATAAGTTTTGATCTAAAAATTTAGCAGCAGTATTTTGCAACTCTAACATCGGATCGTTTAATACCTCTAAGAACTCCTGAGGACTTCTTTTAGCGTAAATTAAAACATCTCTCTTAAGCTCTGCTGTAGACATAGTGTCAATTTTAGAACCTAATAAAACACGAGCAACAGTCTCTAATTTTTCAACCGTTAAATCTCTTGCTGATAATTGAGCGTCTAACTCATAGTTTAATTTTTCAATTTCAGTAGAAGCATCTCTTTCTGTGTTTACTTCTTCAAATATTGTTCCGTTCCCGGGATGGTAACTTAAGAACTCTTGTAATACAGGATTGTTTCTTGGAACACTTAATGCTCCATCAACAAATACAATAGGCTCTAAAATTAGATTACCATCTTGCATGTCTTCAAAAGGACTTTTTTGATTTTTAGCGTATCTTAACGCTCTGTTTGTTTGTTTTGCTTCATCAAAATAAAATAGGTTTGATCTGTTTGTATTTTTAGATGGTAGCATGTAGCTCAAGGGTTTGAACTTTCTTTTTAAGACATAGATTCTGTCTTCTGAAACTTTTACTGAGTTTTTCATTTAATGTGATTTAATTTATTTAACTTAAAAAATAACTTAGGGTGACGACTTGCCACCCTAAGTATTTTATTTAATCCTAGTTTTCGAACAACACGAAGTTGTTAGCACCTAAAGTACATAAAGCTCTTTCTGATAAGAAATGAACTTCCATTGCATCTAAGCTTGAAGTAGAAGCTCCTCCAGCAGATCCAGTGATCCACGTTTTGTAACGTCTGTCTTCAGTTTCAGAAGCACGGTATCTTACGTGTAAGAATGGTCTCTTAGCGTTTTTACCTAATACTTGGTCGTAAACAGTTGTAGAACCAGCAGGAACTAAAACTCCGTTTACAGCACCACCTACAACACCACCACGAGTAGTAGCATCGTTTAAGTATTTCCAGTCAGTTTTATAGAAGTCGTAACCTCTTCTGAATCCTGTAAATCCTAAGTTTAACGCCATATCTTTATCATTGTCGAATAAACCGTATGAAGTACCACCAGCTCCGTAAGAGTTTTGAGCAGCTAACATATCGTCCATGTCGAATGAGAATTGACGGTTAACAAATAATGCATTCTCTTGAATAGCACCTTGCTTGTCTAATCTTTGGATAATTGAATCGAAATCAGCTAAAGTAGTTGGGTTACCACCAGCATAAACGTTACCTCTTTGTCCTACAACATAGAATAAACCTTCAGATCCTTTGTTACCAACGTAACCTGATGTAGCAGCAGCTCCTGAGTTAGCCTCAGCTGGAACAGCTTCAATCATAGACATTTCTAAGTAGTCTTCGAAACGTAAACGAGTTTCGTGCTCAGCTTTGATGTACCATAAGTAACCTGTTGCTCCATTTTCAGTTGTAACTTCAACCCATCCAATTTGTGCCATTTCAGAACCTGAAACTGCGTATTTATCTTTGATGATAATTGGAGAGTTCTCGAAGATGAAGTCTGATGGCTCAACTGATTCTACCATTCCTTCAGTTCCTTTTTTGAACTCAGAACCGTAAACGAAAGATGTGAATACTTTACCAGCACCTGCAACACCAATACCACCTGCTTCGTAGAAAGCAACTGTAAAAGTAGCAGCAGCGTAATTTACAGCAGTAATAATTGCTTTGTTAGAAACTGTAGAAGCGTTATCAGAAACAAATACGGTTTGACCGATTCTGAATGCGATTTGTCCACTACTTGCAGTAGTAGCTCCCGGTACTAAAGTATCGTTAACTGTAAACGTAGCCGTGTCATCACCTAAAGCAGCTGTAGTTGTACAGTTGATGTATTTAGTATGTAAACGTCCTTGTTCTGCCCATTTGATAAGGTCAGAGTTAGATGGCATTTCAGCTCCAACTGCTCTTAAGAAAGAAGCGATTGTTCTGTTACCATATCTTTCAAATTCTTTTTCATATGTATCAGGTAAGTACTGATTTAAGAAATCGAAATTTGTAATGTAATTTGATGCAAGAGTTTTTTTCTCTGTACTTGGTTGCAGGTTAAACCCTGGAACCGATTGTAAGCTACCAGCCATTTTGAATTGTTTTTAGTTTCTAATTGTTTTTTAAACTTCTAATTTTAAGTCCTGAAGAACTCTCTGAGCTTACTGCTTTAATTTGAAAATCATTGTTCGTATATGACTGAGGAGAATTTCTCGTCTGCATATCAATGTTCTTCATCTTCATATCTGAACCTTTTAGAGCATCTGACTTTCCTTGTTCATAGAAAAATTTAGCCATCTTCTCTGGGTTCATAGCAGCAGAAAGAGATCTATGCCATCCAGCAGCGTCTTTAATCAAACCATCCTCACCGATAAACTTTAAAACAAAGTTGTCAAGGTTTGACTGGGCTGATTTTAATTCATTCGCATCTCCAGGCGAGAACGTAATCGATTTATCGCCAACGTTGAACTCAAAACCTTTGAACTCATTGCCGAAAACTTCCTCCGTTTTCTGTTGAAAATACTGAGATTTTCTTTGACTTTCCTGCTGAGAAGTCTGTGCCTCTTGGACGTATTTCTTGTAAGCCTCGTAGCTTTCTTTTTCTTCATCAGAAACTAAACCTCCCCTTGACTCAAGAGGTGTTCTGTATTGTTCCTTTAAAGAATCTAAATGCTTCTTAGCTTTAGCAAGCTCTTTTTTCTTAGCCATTTCCTTCTTCTTGATATCTCTTTCGTCATCAAGATCTTCATCATAACCAAACTTATCCTCAATCATATACTTGATATCATCCTCGTCTAAGTCTTCTTCGGTTTGAGCGTAGTACTCTGCTAATATTGATTCTGGATCTGATTCATCGTATCCTTTATTTAACTTAATAAAGTCATCGATTCCTCTTCCAGTTTCTTTTTTATACTTCAAGAATGCTGAAACATCCTCTGGTAAATCTTCACTAGTTGTTCTTTGTTCGAACAAATCCTCTAATGAGTTTACGTCTTTATTGTACCTATTCTTAATATATGAAAGAACGTCTTCGTCTTTTAATTCTAATGATTGAGCTTCATTAACAGGAGTATCGTCCTTGGGCTCATCTTCATTATCACGAACCGTTTGTTGGTTCATTTTTTCTTCGTGCTTCTGTAGCAATTCATTTTCAACCTCTTGAACTGATTTTTGTTCAGCTACACCAAGGTCTTTTACAATAAAATTTTCCATTTGATTTAATTTTTGCAAAGTTATTAATAAAATTTATACGGTTTTTAAGCGTTATCTAGGCTCAAACTCAGCTAAATCAAATGCATCAAGCGAATCCTCATTGCTCTCAAAATTAACTGGAGGTAGGTTATTCTTTCTTTGCTCTATCAATTTAGACTGCTGCGTATTTTGTATGCTTATTCTTTTATCCTTAGCCGCTTCCTTCTTGTCCTCCTTAGACATCTGAAGCTCAGTGTCTATTCCTCTTAACTGCATATTTAATTGGAACTCCTTGTTCATTAATTGAGTCTTAAGCTCGGCTTCGTTTTTAAGCTTCTCTATCTCGAAAGCTATTTCAGCTTGCTTGATTTGTATCTTAGACTGAGTCTCCGCTTGAATCTTCTGCATAGCTGTCTGAGCTGCCATCTGTTGAGACTGCATGTTTATCTCTGACTGCTGTTGAGCTTGCATCATTTGGTTCTTCTGGTCGTTCTCTTGCTTCTTCTTTCTCTTGAGTTTTAAGATTTGATTAGCAAGCTTAAGGTTTCTTACCTCACGAATATCGATAGCGTCCTCAAGGTTTATATCTCCCTTAGACAATGCCATTTGAATATTAGCCTCCAACTGCGCCTTCTCTTCAACATCCGGTGTAACCTCTATAAATATACCAAAGTCATAAATATATAGGTCCTTAATTTCATCAAGTATACCTACATTATATTTACCTATTTGTAAAATAAACTCATCCTTAAAATCTGAGTACTCAAGAATATCAGCTACCCTGTAAGAAACAGCCTCTGCTAAAGATCTTGTTATATGTAAACTTCCTTCTAGTATGTGTCTTGTAGCTGTGTTTGAATTAGCTGACGCTAACTTCTGAAGGCCTACTAAGCTATTAGGATCTGGCATAGAACCATCTCTAGCTTCGTTTAATCCTGTTACATCTCTAAGCATGCTTAGGTAATGATTGTAACCTCCGATTAAACTATTTATTTTAGCCTGGCCGCTGTTTGTGTTTAATTCTTGAATAGGAACCCTTGCATTATTAAACTCACCGTCGCCAGTATAACTACGTCCGATAACAGAACCCGTTTGGAAGTAAAGCCTTAATGCGTCCTCTGGATTGTAAGCCGCTCCTGTACCTAAGTCTACCTCATTAATACCGTCTGCATCAATAAATACCCCATCAGGAACAACCCTTTGAATTACTTGTTGTAGTTTTAAGTGAGTCATCTGAATTAAATCAGCAAAAGGAATCATTCTTCTTACTAAAGATTCAACCTTTCCTTTGTATAATTTAGGAGCAACAGCAATATAGTTAGGTATAGCATACTGAGAAGCTGATTTAGGTCTAACCATATTCTTAGAAAGCTTCCACTTTAAAAGTATGTTAGTACCCATAACCATAACACCGTCATACCATACGTCAATAGTTTTTTCAACCTTCTCAAAGTTTCTATCCTTCATCATATCCTCTGTAGGATTGAAGGTGTCGTCTTTCTCTATTAAGGTTTCTGTTCCGTCTTCTTTTATTTTTTTCTTGTATACAATCTTCTTTGTAGACTTGTAGTTGAAGTACATTAATGTAGCTGTGTCTTGATAAAACAAGCTATTGGCATACATCTGAGCTGAGTTGTAGTAATCAAACCAAGCTTTACTGTACTTAGATATTTCCTCTAAGTCAGCGTTTGTAAGCGTAGGGTCTATTTTAGGTAACTCAGTAATAGGTACTGTTTTAATTTCTCCCCAGTAGAAGCAGTCTCTAAATTTAGGATCCTCAGTGTAAGAGTAAACAACATTAGCTGGATCCACGTAATCTAATTTAACACCAGCTCCTGGAAGGAATTGATGCTTAGCCATACCTATACCTAGAGTAACAATATCGTAGTCTACCTGTTTTTTTATGTCGTAGTATCTATTTTGCTCTAGGATAGTATTTATAGCTTCTTCCTCAGCGATCTCAATGGCAGGCTTGTAATTCATTTGCATGAATAACGAAAGCTCCTCTGATGTCTCTGGTAAATCATCTGGTTTTGTTTCGAAGGCATCAATACCAAAGTCGTTCTTAACTTGAAGTAACAACTCTTTTGACACCATGTCAGCTTGTACTGACTCTTGGAATTTAGATCTGTTCTCTGTAGACATTGCGTCCTGAGCGAAAGCTTTAATAGTAAAAAGCCTGTCGTTCATACCGTTCACAACTATATCTAAAAACTTAGGTATAATAGGAACAGGAGTCCAGTCTATATTAAGATGAGAAAGATCTCCATCTATTGATAGCTCGTTTTTATACTTTTGAATAGATTGCTCTCCTCTTGCGTATAGCCTTAATCTATGGTAATCTGACCATTGATTATAGAAACGACAAGAACGTCCGTCTTTTCTAAACCACTCGTATTGAATGCTTTGGCCAATTTTTAATCCGTATTCGTAAGACTCTTTTTCTTTGTCTGTTGCGAACTGATTAGGAAAACCTATTTGATTAATTGATATTTGTACGTCTTTCATCTACTTTTCTAATTCACTATAAAAACCTGTGTTTTTGTATCTTGCAAAGTTAATACTTATTTTTGATTCTTTTTTAACTGGAGTATACAAGTGTTTTTGTGTAGCCATAATCGCTAAACCTGAGCTAATGGCGGCATCAAACTTTGTTCTATTGTTTATATCAAACTTAGCCCAATCCTCAAGTGTTCTAGTAAAATACATTGAACCCATTTCATCAGGGTCTCTATACGTAGCTTCAAGATCTAGTCCAACGTGTTTTTCTATGTATGTCTCAATAGAAGACGCGTGAGCTTGTTTTATATCCTCAGACGAGTTAGGCATCCCTCCAAGTTCTCTTTCTGTCTTAGATAGCTTAGAATAGTGTTTATCCGGTCTGTTCATTGAATACTGTCTGAATCCGTTATTCTTTATGTGGTAAAGAAGCCTTTGCTTATTGTTCTCAACAAGAACAGGCATTCCGTAAAATATGCAAGCCATAAGAACGTCGTCAAAGAATATCTCAGCTGTTTGCGGCCTTGATATATACTCCAAAAAGAATTGATTTGTAGGAGCTTCCTCCATGTGAAACTTAGTAATTCCGTGAAGAGATCCGTTAGACCCTCTTCCGTCAACCGTTCCTGATATATCGTAAGGGTCACATCCAAAAGCCCCTAGGTGTTCGTTGCCAGGGAATTTAACCCCGTTACGAATTTCTACCCTGTTTTGCAGGTGCTTAGGAGGTATCCAACTAACCAAGAACCTACCTCTAGGGTCTGGAGTCCAAACAACTTTACCGTTCTTAACACCGTCCATCCAGTGGAAAGAACCTTTAGTAAGTACCCTTTCTTTTATTAACGAGTCATTGTAGTCTATCTGCTGGTAAATCTTTGTAAGGTTGAATAAAGATGATTTACTCTCATCCCTAAACGCGTGAGACTCTGTTCTTGGGAACTGTCTATAGAACTCGTTTAATGAGTCTGGATGATTTTTTAACGAGTCAACCTCATTATTCCAGAAGTCTATAGCGCCTATCTTTATCATGGCTCCGTCTATACCTAAAATTGGTTTTTCTGGAGTTTCAAAAACAGGCATGCCATATCTATCTATATATCCCTCAAAGTTCCACTCCATAGGTATAAATAAATTATAAAGCCCAGATCTTGTTTGTCCGTTTGAGTTTCTAGTAGAAACACTAGAGTCTTCGTAAAGAGATTTAAAGTTACCTCCTCCTTTTTCTAATGCATTAGACGTTGAGCCCATCATGCACTTACCAATAATCTTAGACCCTAAGCGCAAGCATGTTTTTGTAACACGCCAGTTATTTAGAATATTATCAGGCTTTGTCCATTTACCGGACTCATCATGAATAAGAAGCTTCAGCTTCTCCCCATCGTACGAGTTATCACCGGTATTCTTCCAGTCAATAGAGGTATCAAGACCTTCAATGTCGTCTTGATTCTCGTCGTACATATTCTTCTTCGTGATCTTAGACGCAGGCATCCTATAAGCAAGCTCGGTCTTAGGTTTGTCCATACCGTCCTGAATAGGCTTGAAGAAGAAAGGGTAGTTGCTTGAAATAGGCACCACCTTATCTGTAAACATAGTCTTGGCATCACTACCTGTTTTTGACAGAATACCTATCCTTGCGTTCTTTGTAATCGAACCTGTATTTACACCCTCTGAGGATCCCATAAAAGAGAACCCAGAACGTCTAATTTTTAGGTATATCATACCAAAACATCTAGGATCTGCCTTGCAAGCCTCCCAGAATATCCAAAATATTCTATTAGCCTCACGGTAATCTGGTAAACCTACGTCAATCTTTGTCCACTGAAGGTACATGTAGTTTGACCCCGTGATGTACGTAGGAACCCCATTGTTCATAAACCAGAATCCTGCTTCTCTTCTATCAAACTCGGCCTCTATGTAGTCGACCCAGTTTGACTTAAAGTCTTTAGGCATTGTATGCCACTGGAAGATGCTTTTAATTCTTTGTAGTTCTTTTGGATACTCAAAAGGCTCCCAGTATTGTTGGTCCTTCTTGTTGTTTCTTTTGTATATAGAATCAGGGATTAGTGGTAATCCTATATGAAGTCCATTTATATTATATATTTGACCAATCGTACCGTCACGAGATATGATAACTATGTTATACTTTTCATCGTATCCATACGCCCAAGCTTTCTTTTTATTCCTATTATTAACTACGTTTTTATCTATGTAATCAGAAACAACAACGTATAGGTTATTTTGATCTTCTCTCTGCGAATCCTCCTTTGTCTTCATTCTTTGATACCGATTTAGTTTCACCTGTTATCATTTCGCTCTCTTGATTTATTCTAGCTAGTATTGTAAAAGCATCTTCCACTGCAAGTCTTTTAGTAGCTGCAGCGTTCTTGAGTTTGTCAGCAGAAAGATCTCCTTCCATGCCGGTTATTATCTTATCTTCAGCAACCTTAATCAATTCCTCTACAGCTCTATAACCAGCGTCAATTATCCTTTGCTTAATATCGTTTGTCGTCATAACTTAATTTTAATGTTGCTAGTAAACATCCTGTACATCTTCTCGTCGTTTATATAGAAAGGGTACTCGCTATCTGGTTCAAAAGCAACCTCATCCCCTACCTTTAATCCTAAATCTAACAACTCGTCGTTTATGTACCTTATCTTGCCTAACAAAGGCTCCTCTGTCCCTGGTTTTGCTAAGTAGTAATCCTTCAACTCTACCGGCTCTATGAAGCAGTACTTCGAGTAGCACTTCCAGTCTTTGTCGTTGAAGAACATGAAGAACTGATCGTCCTCCACAAAGAACATGTCGTCCTTAAAGTGGTTGTGGCTGCTTTGCTGCCTACCCCTCATGTCGTAGTAGTACTTGAATACGTTATGATGAACAAGCAATATATACCCTGGTTTTATCTCTCCATCATATCCTAATGGTGTGGAAACAACCTCAGCAAACCTATTAGAGGCCATGTGGTCCTCTTGAGATGTGCTTGTTATGAAGTTTATGTCACCTATGGATTTGATGTTATCGTATCGCCTTCCTTTTAAAGGTTTTACAATAAATGAAAACGGTGATCTCATTCAAAGTTTATGTTGTACTCGATTGATATCGGCATATTTGAATTGAAGCTCTTCCATAAGTATTGCTCATTGCTTTTCTCAATGTATATACTAACAGAGTCGTCTTGCTCAAGCCTGATGTGACATATGTTATACGTCTTGTCAAGCACAGGCTGACCTATAAGGTAATGCA